GCATCTCGTCGATGATCTGGACCTCGACGTCGAGGTCCACGGCCGCAGTCGCGTGGAGGGCGGGGCCGATGCTGACGTGCTGCTCATAGGCAGCGTCGGTGACCAGCTTCCCACCAGTGGTCGGCTGGAGTATGGCGCCGGCCACGATTGCCGCCGCCGAAATCCCGCTGACCCGCCCGGAGCCCGCGACACCCCGGAGCAGGAAGAACAGGTCGCCAAGAGCGAGGTCTTCCAGGTTGGGGTGAGCAACGCCCACCGCCCGGTTTCCCGTCGCCGCCGTGATCACGACCTTGCGCGCCACCGTGTCCGACCACTTGAAGCACAGCTTGGCGGGCGAAGCCTGAGCCGCGCCTGCCTCCACGAGGATTGCGTGGAGTCCGTCCTCCAACTCGAAGGTCGTTCCGAGCAGCTTGCTGATTTCGACGGTGCCCGTTGCGGCAGCGTGCCGATCGCCGAGGGAGAAGGGGAGGTCTTGGCTCTTGACCGCCCCGTCGCGTGGAGTAATTGCCATGGTTCTTTTCTCCTAGACCTAGTTGAGGTCTTTGAAAGCCACGAAATGTCTTGGACTTTCGAAGCAGAGGTTGCCGAGGAGGTGGAGGTAGATCCGGTCCGACGCGTAGTCGTCGTTCCACGTCAGCTTGGTGCCCCACAGCGTCTTGCGGTCCTTGCCGCCGAGCACCTTGAGGTACAGCTTGTCGCAGTTGAAGCCGTAGCCGTGGACGACGTTGCCCGCGGGGTCCGCGGCGTTGATCCCGAAGTCCCAGCCGACCTGACAGCCGTCGAAGTTGACGAAGTTCTTGAAGCCGAGGCTCACCAGCTCGACGTCGGCGCCGCGCATGATGTTGATCCGCTCCTTGTCGTCTGCGATGTTCAGGAACTCGCGGTAGGCGGTCTTCGTGAGCAGAATCAGGTCGAGGTTGTCCTGGCTCGAGGTGCCGTAGGAAGCCTCAATGATTCCGAGCCGCATGAACTCGTCGGCGAAGTCCTTCCACGCGCGGTTTCCGCCGCCCGGGTTCACGTTCGTGTTGACGATCACCGGAGACCAGACGCCGTACTCCTCGTCGACACCCTTGACGGCGTTGCTCTTGAGCGACCCGTAGGCGGTAGAAACGCCTGCGTAGTTGTCGTTCGGGAGCGTAGCCAGCTCGTCGGCCGCGGTCTGGACGCCCGAGCTCATCATGGACTCGATCCCATGGAAGCGCTCGGAGTTGTTGGTGGCGTTTCCGTCGATGTACCACTCCTTGCCGAGTTGGCGCATGAGGCCCTGGCGCATCATCTTCTCGCGGGCCCCGAAGATTTTGATCATGCCCGAGTCGCCGCCGTTTTGGAGGCGCTCCTTCAGAGTTATGACCTCCGTGGACTCGTATCCGCGCCAATCGAGGTTGGCGTTTTCGATCACCTTCTTGCGCTTGAATGCCTTGGGCGCGCCGTCGATGTGCCCGTCGAGGTCGTGGTCGCGGTACTGGAACACCCAGCGGAGTTCACCGCCGTCCAGCCCGAACTGGACGTTCCCCTTGCGCTCGATCACGTTGAGGAGCGCGTAGTTCTCTGTGGTCTCCACGTGGAGCCGTTTCAGCCACTTGGAGATCGTAGCCTTGGCTACTCTTTCGCTAACACCGATGCCTTGACCTGGCATGACTACCTACCTTCGCTTCGGTTATTCGACGCCTGCGAAGTCCGCGTCGCCGAGTTGATCTTCGTTCTTCTGAGCCCAGGAAATGAACTCAGCCATATCGCCGTTGTTTCCGATTTCGGGAGGCCTGGGCCGCCCGCGCTTGTTCCGCCTTCGACCTCCGCCTGCACGTCGAGCGTTCTTCCGAGCTTCCTGGTCCCGCTTCCGGGAGTCCACTTTGCCCTTCGCCTTCGCCAACTTCGTGGAGTCCCGTCGAGCCACGAACAGCTCGACCGCGATCCGCATTCTCTGCTCCAGCGTCTGGTGCTCGTTGGGCGGCAGATCCTCCCGAAGGATTCGAGCCACCTCGTGCTTGTCGTCCCCGGTCCTGAGGACGCTGTCGAACCCGCGCACCACCTCGCCGACGTGCCGCCGTGTTTGGACGTGCTCGAGGGCCCGGAATCGCTCCTCGACCATTTGGGCGACGTGGTTCGCAACGAACGGTGCGATCCGATCGGCGTATGCGGCGTGCGGGTCGAGCCCGTATCGCGCTTGCCGAGCGTTTTCGCTGGTCGCGTGCTGAATCGCTGCCCTCTGGATCGTCGAATCAAAGCCCTTGAGGTTCTCCTTGACGTCGCCGCCCTGGTAGATCGCTTCGACTGCCGCAATGAGCCGGGGATCTGGCCCTCGGACCCGCTGCGGTTGCGGTTGCGGTGGTGGCTGCGGAACGCCCGCCTGGTCTCGGAGCTGCCTTAGCTCGTCGCCCTGGCGCGCAACCATGTCCCGGAGATCGGCCAGCTCGTCTGGCTCGCCGTCGCCGACAGGCTCCGCTGACTCGGCTTCGTCTTCGTCTGGGTCTACGCCCAGCTCGTCTGACTCGTCCTCGTCGCCTTCCTCGTAGCCGCCGCCCTCCTCGTCCGCAGCCGCGTCAGCCAGCTCTCCTGATTCGTCGTCGCCTTCTTCGGCGTCGTCGTCTTCAGGGCCAGCATCGCCCGCGTCGTCCAGGGCGTCGCCCGCGTCAGCTCCGGCCACCTCGACCATTGCCTCCGTGAGCATCTCGTCAAACGTCGGAACGTTTGTCTCTTCAGTCATAACCGTTTCCTCAGACCTTTGTCAACTACTGTCGTCTTCGTCCAACCTGAAGCCCTCAGCCCGCGCTTCCTCGAAGCACTGCTTGACGAGGGCCTCTCCCTCAAGCCCACCGACTGTGCCGCCTGTGGTTTGTTTTCTCTCCGCTGCGTCCATGGCCGAGGCCACGTCGGCGAAGCTGGGGCCCTCGACGTAGCCCTCCCGCTTCAACTCGTCCACGCGCTTCTTCAGCGCCATGGGACCGGAAATGTAGGCCCTCGGGTCGCCCTTGAAGCGCGCGAGGTCTTCGCGGTACTCCCCGCCCTTCAGGGCCTGGGAGAACCGGAAGCTGGGGCGCCCTGCCTTCCCGCGGTTCTGCTCGCGCCAGCGCGCTCGGAGTTCGTCCCATGTCTCACCCGGGAGTGAAGCCATGTCCTCGATCCGGACCCTGCTCACGCCCCGCCTCCCTGGGTGGCCCCGGCGGGCTCAGGCGGAGGCGGCGGCGGCTGGAGCGACGGGAGGCGCTTGTCGTCTGGCACCTCGTGGGCGTCGTCGGCGCGCTGGAAGATCGCGTTGATCAGGTTGTAGTCCCCGGCCTGGACGGCGAGCGGCATTACCTGCTGCATGGCAATCTCCGCCAACTCGACCTCGCGCTCCTTGTCGAATTTGCCCATGGAGCCTGTGGCAAGCTCGTAGGTCAGCTCGCGCATTAGTTCCTTCTCGTCGATACCTGCGGTGTCCCTCCAGACGTCTTCTACGCCGACCATCCGTATCGACACCCCGGCGGGCAGCTTCAACTGCGGCTCGCCCTGCTCATTGGGGACGATCAGCATTTCCGGGTCGAAGACGTGCCCACCGAGCTCTACGGCCCACAGCCGGGCCAGCTCGGCGACCCGGAAGTCCACCTCGGCCAGGACGGCAATGTCGGCCATGGCCTCCATCATGGCTTCGGCCGCCTCCTCCACCGACGCGAAGTAGGTCGCGGCCCCGCTTGAGAAAAACTCCATGGACATGGAGTCGCCGCTGCTACGCCGCTGGTCGTCTGACCGCCGGTCGCGAATTGGGATCTCCTCAATCTTGAATCTGCGGACCCACTCCCGCGGCGGGCGGATCGAAACCAGGAAGAGGGCGATCTCCTCGGGCTCTACGTAGCGGGCCACCTCGGCGTCGTCCAGCTCCAGGCGCACAGCCAGCGCTTCGTGGCGAGCCACCTTTGTTGCCCACTCCTCGACCCGCGCCCGCATGTCGCCGAGCCGGGCGTTCGTGGCTGCGCTCCGGGCTCGGGTTGCGGTCGCCGAGCGGTCCTTGGTGTTCCCGGCGTCGCCTCCGCCTGTGACGAGGGCGGTCAGCCCAGTGGTTGCCTGGAACTGGCGCTCCAAGAAGTCTCGGGCCTGGGACACCTCGGTCGGGTTCCGCCCGAAGTCCAGGGTGTGGAACTTGCCCCGGATGTCCTCTCCCTGCTTGAGGTCTATCGAGAGGTACTCCGCTGGGCCGCCGGTCTTGAGTCGCTGCTGAACCTTGGCGTCCAGGGACGAGTCCCCGACCACCACGACCTTCGCGCGCATTTTGCAGGAGTTCAGCTCCAAGGACGTGAGCAGGTCCATGGCCTTTTGCAGCGGCATAACCTGCGACATCACCGACTCGGGCCAGAGCACGTCCAGCGTCTCAATGAAGTCGATTGGAACGATCGGCCAGTCCTTGTCCAAATACAGCGGGATTTCCCAGTCCCCCTCGAACAGCGGGACGTTGTGGTCCATGCAGATCGTCAACTTGACGAAGTCCACGTCGTCGCGGAGCCCTGGCTTCTCGGGGAAGTCGTGTCCTCGGATTCCAGGGCCCATTTTCGAGTAGACGTCGTACAGCTCGATCAGGTCGTTGGTGAGCGGGGCCTCGCTCTCCTCGGTGCCCTCCATGTCGAGGTCGCCGCCCGCGTGCTCCCCGTGGGAGTCGGCGGCGTTGCTCCGGTAGTTTGCCTCGAGGCTCCGCTTGCGCCAGGAGTCCTTCACGTCGCGTTCGGCCCTGAACAGCGGCGTGACCCGGCGAATCGCAATCCACTCGGCGGCCTCGACTGTCGCCACGTCCGGGTCCACCAGCACGTCGCGGCTGGAGACGTACCAGGAGGTGATGATCTCCAGAACCTTGTCGTAGCCCGTGTACATGAATCCCCGACCGCGGAGTAGCGAATCGTCGATCGAGCGGCGGCACTGGCGGGCGAGCTCTGCCTCCCGCGGGGTGCGGTTGATGTAGGCGGCGAGGGTCCGGGCCATGGCGAGCATGACCTTGTCGTTCGTCTTCGGGTTGACGTTCCGCTTCGGGTTCAGCGGGTAGAGGTGCGGGCCCAGGGAGTTGCGGACCTGGGCGCTCATGGGGACACTCACCGCCGCGGCGCCGTCGAACTGCATGAAGTAGTCGCGCACGCTTGGAGACGAGAAGAGGCTCGCGTGACGGGAGCGGAAGTATGCGTCCACCTCTTCCCCGTTCTCGGTGAACTCCTCCTTGCCCTTCTTGGCGGCCCTGATCCGGCGCTGCCAATACTGGGCCTTCTCTTCGTCGAGCGCCTTGCGCCGGGTCGGCGCGTTCGTGCTGGCGGATCGCTTCTTGTTCCGGTTCCGGTTCTTATTGCGCGGCATTAGAGCACCAAGATTCCTCTGTGGTTGTCCTTGCCCTTGTCCTCGGCCTCCATGCGGAGGAAGGAGAGGTAGGCCTTACTCGGGGGCTTGACGGCGCTGCGGTCGCCGGCCTCGCCGGCCCCGGGGCAGCAGTAGAGCCCGATCGCCATCGCCATGATCCGGTCGTCGAAGTGTGGGCGGCTCGCCTTGTACTTCTTCTGCGACTCGACCCAGACGAAGTGCTCCATTTCGCGGCCGAAGCCAGCGTCTCGGCAGACCAGCCGGCGGTCTCGGCAGGCGGCGTCGAGGTAGGAAATGATTTCTGGGCGGGTCTTGCGGTTCGTGCTGAAGCCCGGCTTCTTCTCGACCACGCCCCTTATGGAGTTGGCGTCCTCGTAGTGGTAGAGGTTCGGGTAGCTGTTCTTGAAGCACGTCTTGGCAACCGCAGCCCCGACAGCGTTCGACTCCACGACCAGGCGGGCGTAGTTGTAGTACTGGCCCATGAGACAGAGGTAGTCTGCGTAGTGATCGAACTCCATGTAGCCGTGCATGGCGGCGGCCACCTCGAGGGTGTTCTCGTTGATCACGAAGGCCGCGCAGGGGTCGCTCCCCTTCTGCTCGCCGCCGACGTCTGCCCCGATCACGTACCTCTGACCGGGGATCACGTCGGTCCAGACCCGCATGAAGCCCTTCTTGTTCGCGTAGAGCGCGACGTGCGGGTGAGCGTCCACCGGGTTGCACACGATCGCGGCGGGGCGCGAGTTGTTCAGGTAGTAGCTGATCGTCTCGTTGCTGAAGAGGCTCCTGACCGTGGAGGTGAACGCCTCTTCGTAGGTGCTCGGGTAATAGCGCTGAAAGAGGTGGGTCTTGTCGAAGCAGTCGTTGGCGGTCTTGAAGCGGCGCCAGATCAACTGCTCGCGGGTGATGTCGACCCGGTAGCGGTAGGTGTAGTTCTCCTTCGTGACCGAGACGCTGGCGAGACGCTTGCGGAGCAGCTTCTCCTGGGTGGTGAGCACGAATTGGCCCGGCACCTTCTTCCCTCGGAGCCGGTTCTTGTACTCGGCCCACGTCATGGAGTATTCGGGGTCCAGAAACCACGGGAGGAAGATCAGCCGGTTCTCAGTGAGGGCCCTGGTGTCCTTCGCGCGCTCGCACTCGACCCAGAAGAATGGGTCGCGCCCGTTCGCCGTCGACTCGTAGGCCACGATCGCGTCCGGGGAGTCGGCGACAGCGTTCAGTGCCGAGGTGACTGACTTGATCGCGTCGATCCCCTTGTCGCTGAAGTTGGCGCACTCAGATAGGTGTAGCCCGGACAGGGTCGGGCCCTTAGCCAGGGCGTCGCCGGTTTTGATCGTAGCGGTGGAGATCGCCGAGCGGTTCTCCCACACATAGCGGGCCGCCTGGCGCTCCTTCAGGTTCGGCGGGTCGGCGAGCTCAGTGTTGAATGTGATCGTCTTCCCGAAGATTTCCTCGGCCCCGGCCTCGGTGTGGGCGACGGTCTTGACGTGGTAGTCGCCCTCCCCCACTGCCATTGCGTAGAAGATCGCCTGGAACCAGGTGCTTATCCCGAGTTGCCGGGCCTTGGGTATCAGCACCTTGAAGGGGCGCTCCTCGCTCCAGGCCCGCGCCAGCTCCTGGGCGAGGATGCACTGAACCGCGTTGAAGCGGAGCGTTACGAGTTGCGTCTTGCGCCTTTTGCCGTCGAGGGCCACGAAGGTGACCTTGCGCTTGACCCGGATCTTGAGGTTGTTCTCGACCCAGGTGAAGAGGGCCGCGGCTTTAAGCAGTCTCGCGTTCGGCTTTCGAGACAGCTTTGACGGCTTCCAGAGAACCGAGGAATCCGCGAGCACGCCTCGATCCAGCAGCCAGTTCTGGCCGTGCCGCCATTTCGCGAGCCGCGAGCCTTTCTTCGAGGACGAGCGCGCGGTCTTGGCGGCCCTCGAGCGCTTTGAGGATTCGGAGGACGTCGTTGACGTTCCCGTCTTCCCCGACCGCTTTTTCGAGTTGTTCTCCGAGGTACTTATGGCTTTTCTCGATCAGGCCCTGACACGTCGCGACTTCCTCCCTCGCCCATGCGAGCAGATCCGGCACGTCCGGCTCCGCGCGCGGCTTCGTCCGCTTCGGCTTCGGCTTGGCCTTCCCTGATGCCTTCGACGCCCGCTGGTGACCGCGGCCCGACACTCAGCGGTTCAGCCACTCGCGGGCCACACGGATCGCTTTCTTGAGGAGCGGCTTCCCCTCGTCCCCGTGGACCACGGACGCGTCCCGGCCGCGGGAGCGAATCTTGATCGTGCGCCCGCCCTGGATTCCGTGCCGCTTGAAGGTGATCTCTGCCATGGCCCTGAAGAGGACGTCTTCGTCCACCTCGTCGAGGAGCGTCCCCTTCTGGGACTTGCGGAGCTTGACCTCGGCGTCGTGCTGGAGCGTCTCCGCTTTGAGGGCCCGCCTCGTCCACTCGCCCAGCTCGCGGTGCTGGGCTTCGCACTTCTCGCGGAGCACGAGCAACTCCTTGTGCTCCTTGACTATCGCGCCCATGACGTTTCCGCCGTATCCGCTCGTGGTCTGAACTTGGTCCATTGCGCCTACTCCCAGCCCTCGGGCCGCAAATCGGTGAGCGTCTGTGTAATCTGCGCGGGGACCGACCACTCGGTAGCGCCCTGGGCCACGAGGGCGTGATAGTGGTCGCGGAGGAGTATCAGGACCAGCTCCACGTAGTCCCGCTGCTCGCCGGTCAGCGCCGCGTTGCGCTGGCGCACGGGTGATGCGTACACGTAGATCGCCGCCTCGCAGGCTGCTCTCATAGGAGCCACACCCCGCCAAGGCTGGCATAGGGGACTACCGTAGTTGAAAGCGTTGTCCAGGTGATTGCGTCTGGGCTGTTTTGCAGGACTACCGTGATCCCGGCTGGGTTCGGAAACGAGTAGGACATGAAGTCCACCCACACAGACAGAATGCCCTTTACTACACCCATGTCAATCTGTAGCCAGTCGGTTAACTGTTGTGCGCCCGTGCGGCCCAGCAGCCACCACGAGGTATAGACCACTCGATCCACTGACTGGAAGGCCGGGCGCCCGGTATATGCATAGCTCGCCGACGCCACATAGGGACTGGGGGTAGTGTCGTTACTCATGGCGGGAGGGTATTGCGTCCCGCCCCCCGATACGGCGTCGAACAGTCGCCAGCGCTCCACACCTACGCTGACGTTTGCGGGCAGTGCCGCCCCGGTATGGTCGCTAAATCCGGTCAATCGGTAGTAGCGTCC